AGAGGCTACTTTTTTCTGTTGTTTAACTGCTGATACATCTTTTTTATGTTCTAGTTTAGCTCTATCTAATGTATCAAGTACAGCCTGTGCATAGTGCATAGAACGGCTCTCTCTCTGCTCAGGTTTAAGGTCTTCCATTTCTAAAATGAAAGCTTGGTAGGCTTTATTATAGGCATCTAAATCTTTCTGTTTTGTAAGCCCTGCAAGCATACCCGCTTGAGTTATATTAAATCTATTTTTAAGTAGTGTGAGTGAAGCTCTACCCTGTACAGTAGCAGTCCACTTACCGCTCTCAGATGTTTGGTATATCTCAAGCTGCCTCATGTACTTCATTTTGTCTTCATTGGTTACATCGGTAAACATAGAAATCTCTTCTTTGCTTAGACTCCCTAGGTTTTGAACTATGTAGAGTTCCGTACCTGTATCTGTAAAGTTTGCACCTGTATCAAACACTTTTTTAGAGTAGAGTGAGTGCTCTTGTATGCTTATGAGTCCACTCTCTAAAGCTGTATCTACATCTTGAGGCTCAAGAGTACCTGCTATCCATGCAGAGTTTAGGTCTTTTTTAAGTCTCTCTGACTGTCTGCTTTTGTATGCCTCATTACGAGCTATGGCTGCATCCTCAAAAGAGTGTTTCTTTGAGATGGTAGAGTACATATCATCCATCATCTCATTAATTTCAGTTGGTGTAGCATCTTTAAAATTTGCATGGCTCTTTGCTTTTTTACGAAAAGATGTAATGTACTGAGACCCTTTACCTGCACCCATCTCTTTAGCAAACTCATTTTTTACAACTGCTTTTCTAACACTTTTTCCTAGCAGTTTCCATCTTGACTCTATGCCCTGTTGACCTATTTGGTTTGTCTTATACATAGATGCTAGTGTAGCTCTCATACTTTGGAGTGAAGCCCCTATAGCATTCTCATCACCGCTAACCATAGCTGCCGTGTATTCATTCTCTAAGAGCACCAAAGACTCTTCATTCTCTTTGACCTGTAAGTTATGCTGTGCGGTAGTAAAAGCTGAGGCTATCTTGGTGTATGCTGCATTACCATACTGCTCTGCCACATCTCCCACTACTGCCTCTATGTAACCATTCTCATCCACCTGTTTAGAGGACTTTTTAAACTGACTCTCTTGAGCTTTCCATGCTTTAGCAAAACCATCGGGTGAGTACTTGTTTAAAGCAGCTACTCTCTCTACTGCTGCTTTTATGCTTGTAGTAGTATCTGAGATAAATGCAGTCTTAGCTGCACCATCGTAAGCCATACCATAGATGCTCATGTCCTCAGTAAGGTCAAACTCACCATTTTTTACATCTACTACTGCTCGCTCTTTAGCATTTTTAACCATCTCTTGAGTTCCAAGCTGTAGAGCTTTACCGCTAAATGAGTTGAGTCTGTCTAAAAGAGGCAGCATACTTTGTGCTGAGGCACTTACAACCTTTGAGGCAGCCTGTTGACTTGATGAGTCTAGTTGTGCAGCATTAAGAGCACCTGTGGTAGTCCTACCTTGTCGTTTTAATTGCATACTATCCCCTTACTTCATCATAGAGTAAGAACCTAGTGCCATACCTGCACTACTAATTCCACCTAAAATACCCTGCTTCATGGAGAGGTCTGCTGCTATCTCAGCCTGTTTTGACTTACTTCTAGCAGAGCTTGCACCACTACGAGCAGATATATTTCTCATCTTACCCTCTCTTCTCATAAGGCTCACATCTTGCTCTGCCGCATTTCTATTTGCATCAGATATAGTGCTATTCTCACCTGTTTTACCCATAGCTGTAGTCATGGCAACATTTGCCGCCTCACCTTGGTTATACTGCTCCATGCGAACATTTGCAGCAGCCTCAGCATTTATAAGCTCTTGTTCTGCTTGAAGTTCCATTGATTCAGCACTCATAGCATAACCACCCGCCATGAGTTCATTTGCAGCAGCACCGCCAAAACCCTGTACCAAGGATGTACCTGCACTAGCCACCCCTTGACCTACAAGCCCGTAGTAAGCATAGTTATTTAAAGTCTGTTCTGCCATCTTTAATTCCTTAGTATTTTATTTCAGTTTCTATCTGTAGTAGAGTAAAAGGCATAGGAATTTCCTGTGTTATCTCTACAGCATTATGAGTAGCATACCCTAGTAGGTAGACCTCTTTTGTTCCCGTAAACGGCACAAGTTGTCTGCTAAAGTCCATTATGAATTTTCTATCATTAAGTATGTAGTTTTCAATTTTAATCCCAAGAGTTTTATATACGTTTATCTTGACCCGTACGAGTCTCTTTTTCTCGTTAAAGAGTTGACCTGCAACACCTGACGCATTAAGATTTACCGTTCTAACTTTAACAACAAAACCAAAACCTGTCTCAAGGTATGAGTGATTTTTCTCAAAGGTAAGCTCAAGCTTGTTTCCGTTTTGAGTTGGTGTATCTTCGCCCTCATAAAACAAGTTCCCTTTTTTGCTTAGTTTTCTGTAGTTAAGTGCAGCGGATGTAGGGAGAAACATAGTTGCATTTGTGTTTGTGTTTGGCACTACTAATATCTCTACATCATCTTCGGGAGCTTGAACAAATGTTATAGAGTTTGACCCTGCATCATAAATCGGCTGAGGGCTTGCAAGCACATCATCTAAAAATACATCAAACTTACCATCACGGGAGCTTACAAGTGAGAACTCTCTCGTAATGTAGTCACCCATAAAAGCATCTACACCCTCACCCTGTCTATGGTAATGGTCAAGCAGTACATCTTCATCGCTCTTCTCTACATAGTACTTTGTTTTTCCCTGTGCATCGTACCCACGAGCTACTAAAACATACAAATCTTGGTCTACTACCGTAAGGTCTTTGTAGAGTCCTTGAGTAGTCCATCTACTCCAACCCTGTATGCTCTCAAGTCTCATGGTATTTAGTACTGCCATAGTTCCATCTTCGTTGAGCACATAAACAAGATTTGCAATGTCACTACCTGAACCTTTTGCTACTGCCATTCTCTTAACTTTTTTTGTCAAGTGGTCTGAAAGCAGTGAGATGTTTGGAGATACATAAGCATCCTCATCCAAAGAGTATATAAACTGCCTAACTGCTGCACGACTTCGGTCTACAAAGTAAGTAGAACCATCTATACTCACACTGTTTGTACGGTGAGCACCGTAGCCTGTCTGTCTGCTCCATGAAGAAGAGGCGGGAGTAATAGGTATTGCAGGGTTATAGTACTCTCCACTCTCTGTAAACACCTGTAGAGTCCTAGCGGATGTTATAACCGTAATGTCATCAAAAGTACCACTTGAGATAGTGTCAAATATCCCCATGTCTGCCACACCATCGCCTAGGTTAAAATCAAAATAATCATTTATGACTGAACCGAAAACTGTAATTGGTTTAGACTTTGTACCACCAAAGAAAAGTCTCCCCTGATAAATCGTAACCGTGCGGGGATAACCACGGGCATCCGACCAAATATCCTCATAGGTATTGTCTGCATCCATTTCGGGAACACCTGCACCACTTATTAGCTCTATTACTGCACCATTTGCAGGGGCAGTAGTAAAAGTAATCTTTCCTACATCTTTATCGTACACATAAGCTGTATCTTTAGTGCCATCTACATACACGGTAAAAGGGGGAACTGTATATATGAGTACAAACTCTTTTTCAGTTGCATTGCCTTTGAATATCTCTTTTTTTCCAAGATAGTTGTTTGTGTAGTCATAGAGCGGTATGTTCTTAAAGTGCATAAAGTCTATAGTCCAATCAGTCTCAGTGAGACCACGAACGAGTTTTAAAGGCGGGAAATCGGGATGTACAAGTATCATGGTGTCTGCATACTGAGTTATATCCATCTCTTTAAGCTGCTGTGCTGTAATGGAGTAGCTGCCACCAAATGCAGAGGAGAATGCAGAGGAGAATGCAGAGGCGAAAAGGTCTATCATGTCATCTTCATAGATGAGCAGGTCATCTTTGATAACGTAGAATTTTGTAGTGTCAAAGACGATGAGATATTTCTGTTCTATGTTAAAAACAAAAGGCTCAAGTCTTGCATCTTCTGAGAGATAAAACTCTTGAGCAGCATAACCTAAAGAGCTATCTTTACTCTTGAGTACAGGTACACTACCTGCTCTTCTTTTAAGACCACCATGAGGCATGAGAGTTATGTTTTCGCCTACATCTAGTGCATTGTAATACTTTGCTATATCTATACGACCTGCAAGTGTAGGAGCTATAACACCCGTAGTAAAAGAACTCTGTACAACTTGACTTTTAGGCATCTTGTTATCTCCCTCTTCCGTGTCTCATAGCATAAGGGAGTGCAGCAGCAGCAGATACACCTCTGCTAGTGTCTGACTTTGAGTCAATGTTTTTGGCTTTTCTCCATAGTTTCTCTGCCATGTCAAAGTAAACACCTGCATTTGTAGCATTTTCTGTAACAGGTATCGCCCATTTACTAGCTAGGTGAAGCTCAAGTGCCTCTCTAAAGATGGCAGGAAAAAATGACTCATCGGGTCTGTAAATGTAATCTAGTTCTAGGTTTTTGTTGTTTGAGTAAATCTTATCGCCAACTATCTCATAATCACCCGTAGGATATACGGTTATTACCCGTACATTATCCGTAGGAATTTGGTAAGAGTACTGCCATCTGTTGAGAGGTTTTTCAGTAAGCATACTAAGTTTTGTCTGTTTGCTTGCAAAGTTCCATCTATATCCACCAAGTATAGAGAGTAGAGTACTCTCATAAAACATATCTGCTACCTTAGCACCTGTTCCATTTTCACTAAAGCTTGAGATGGCATCATGCCCTAACAACACCAAGGCATTTGAGCATATACTTATTGCTACTGTTGCATTCATTTCGTACTCCTTATTTAACTATACTTAAAATCTCTTCCGTTGACCCGCTCTGTTGACAATCACAATCACACTCAAACTCTACAGTTGCTTTACAGCTACCTTTGTCTCCAAAACTATCCATTGTAGAGCACCCCGTGAGCAGTAGTACTGCAAAAACATAAACTAATTTCATTATGATTTTCTCTCAAGTACTATAGAGGCATAGTCTATAGTAAGAGTATCGCTTGCATTTTCACACTTTGCTTGAAGTACTATGTGAGGTATGCCGCCTGTCCAAGATATAGGTAGGTCTACAGAGGCTTGCAAGTAGTCTGTTGTATCTTTTGGTTCTTTTCTTGCGAATGGGCTAAAGGTAGACCCACCATCTGTAGAGAGTTGAAAGTAAGCACTGCGAGCAGTTGAACTGTACTTAAAAGAGGCATTGATTTTAAGCTCATACACATCTGCATCTCTAGCCTCACCTACATCTAGCTCAACAACTGTTTTATAAGTATCTTGGTTTATGAGCACTGGATTACCCGTGTCTTGAATACCTCTTATTTGGTAGTCATAAGTTCTGTTTTTAGATGTATAAATAGCATGACCGTTAAGTGTAGCCTCACCATCAGGAGTAATGCTTAGAGAGTTTTTTACCACTCCTGAGCTTTTGTCAAACAGCACAAAGTTAAAGGTCTGAGTAGCCTTGTGCCACTCCATAGTGGCTACTTCTCTACCTGTCTCTTTGTCTATTACCTGCATCTGTGCTGCTATACCGCCTGCTAAAACACCCATCTTAAATACAGGGTTAACCCCATCAAGTGAGTACTTACCATCTACAGGAACATCCTCTGCTAGTGTAAGGACTGAGTTTACTATGTTTCTTATATCCTCTGCGGTTATATCGCCTGTTGTGTTGTCTCCAAGGAGTGCTGCCATCTGTGCTCTAGTTAAATTTGCCATCTTATCCCCTATGCCACACTGTTAGTAACTGCATAGGTCTGATTATCAGCCTCTATGCTACCTGCTACTGTCTCAAGAACCTCTGTAGGGTTTTGGTCATCATAAGCCCATGTGACTACTTGACCTGCTGTTACTGCGGCAGCTAGAGTAAGAGTCATCTCATTACCCATAAACACCACCGATGCAGGGTTAACGGATGCAGCACCATCTACAGTAACACTAAGAGCACTTTTAATATCTCCCGTTCCCTGCATAGCCTCAGTCCATGTTATGACAATATCTTTAGGAGCAGCATCGTTAATAGATGAGCTTGTTACATGGGGGATAGTAGGTACAGGTGCGGCAACTGTATGTGTGCCTGCCTCTATAATGGTCTCAAGACCCGTAACTGTATTTTTTATCTTTGCTACTTCAACCAAAGTTCCTGTAGCTATAGCCATTACATCGGCATCAGGCTCATATACAACCTCTTCACCTGTACTGTCTAGTTTTACTTTTATCGCTTCTAGTGCTATGTGTGACATCTTAATATCCTTATGGTAAGTTGTTAGCAACAGGCTTGTTTAAAAACTTAACAATCCCACTATCTGCAATCTTATGAGTAACAAGTACAGTATCGGCTTTTTTAATGAGATGAGATGGAGTTGTGCCTGCAACAAATCTAACCTGAAATATGTTTGTATCGTGTCCTGTTACAAATACATCGTTTCTCTTTGTACCGTTAACGGTTAACTCCCATTCAGAACTTACAGAGGCATACCCTTTGTCATCGCTCAAGGTTACATCTACGTGCCAACCTCCTGAGCTAACAGGTACTTCTGCTGAGTCAAAGGTAGTGTTGTTTGGTATAGAAACTACTTTAGACACATCATTTCCCGCCTCCACAAGGGTCTCGTTTCCTGTAGTAGTATCAAGAATAACTGCACTCTCTACTAGAGAGCCTTTAGGAATTGTGGTTATGTCTGTGCTTGGCTCAAACACCTCTTCTTGACCATCTGAATCTCTAATGATTTTAACTGCCTCTACTGCCACTTGTGCCATGTTATCCCCTTTTTATAAACTAAGTAATCCCCTCAAAAGAGGGGAGAGCTTAACTTACTAAGCTACTGTTACAGGTGTAACATTACCTGCGGATGTAACACATACATTTGCAGTTTTTGAACCATCAGTAAGAGTGATAACTGCACCCTTGTTTAAGACTGTAGCTGCTGCATCAAAAAAGCCCGATGCTTTCATAGCTGCTAGATTATCCCACGGTGTAGTTCCATCTGCTTTAAGGTTTGCACCGTAAACGAATGTACCAACACCTGTTCCTGTTGCACTTGTGTTTGTAAAAGAGGGTCTATGAAACCCTGCTTTTTTTGCTGTTTTATTTGCCATAGTTGAACCCCTTATGCTGTAATTTTGTATTGGAAACGGATAACACCTTGAGGGTCTGCTAAACAAGCACCACCTTTAAACTCACCTGTACTTAACCAACTTCTTTTATCGACTGACCACTCTACAGTGGTGTCTAACTCACGACCAATAGCTTCACCTACTGCTCTTCTATCCCAAGCATAAGCAGACTGAACACCCGCAGATACAGCAGGTAAACCGCCCTCTTTTCTTTTAGACCCAATTTTTCTAAACTTGAAGCCCATGAACTCAGTAATTTGACCTGTCTGTAGTGCTTTAACACCCGCATAGTCACTTGAAGTTACTTTAGTCTCTTTAAGTAGACCATTGAAACCCGCAGGTGTCATAGCGATGTATCTCTCACCATCAGGAATTTCCATGTCATCCATAAGAGTTGACATTTCAATAAGAGTATCTAAACTCATCTGCTTTGAAGCATCTCCAATAAGAGCAGCACCAAGTAAATCTCCAATAGGAGCAGCAGCCATAGCATCTATAGCGATTTGGTCTCTTCTACGACCTATAGCACCCTTAGTAGTAGTAGCTAACTCATTAACTTCATCAATGATAACTTCTGTTTTACCGAAAATATCAGT